AGTAGCCATGGTAGTGGAGGTGGCGGTGGCTGGGGTGCATCTGGTGGTACCGCATCTGCCGGATCAATTGCTGGTGGCGCAGGCGGCAAAGCAATTGCATTAAATGGTTATTCAGCAACAACAAGTGGTTCGGGAACAACATACGGAGCGATTAGTTAAAATGAGAATAATTTATAAAGTTGTAAATCCTAGTATAGGTCAGTATGAAGATGCTGAAACAATTGAATTAGCTAATATTAAAGCAAAAGAAGTTGCTTGGCAATTTTATCTTTCACAAACTAGTAATTCTCCCATTTCTAAAGTAACCATTAATGATGACGATTCAGAAACTTGGGAAGCAGTATAAATAATATGTAGTGAACAATAAAAAAGCCCCTTTCGGGGCTTTCTTTTTACTCTTCTGCAGCGAGCTTTTTAAAGAAGTCCATATTATCATCGTCCTCTACGAACGCTTCATCTAAAGACTTTTTAGGAGCAGGCTTTGGTGCCATCGTCTTAGCAACTGGAGCAGCAGCTGTTGCAGGCTCATCATCCCATGGAGGAGTAGTAGCTTGTGCAGCAGTTGTACGAGCAGCAGCTGGATTACCATCTAATCCAAGAGCTTTGTTTAGACGAGCTTTCAACTCATCGTAAGACTTAAACTCTTTAGGAGCAACGAAGGCTTCCAACGAATGCTCTTGCTTCCACAATGCTTCCAATTGTTCATCATCGTTGAATAGAGCACTAGCTGGTTCAAACTCAGACTTGTCGTAATTGCGATAGCCTTCTACATTACGAATCTTCAACTTGAAGTTAGCACCTTCCCAGAAATCGAATGGATTGATTTTGTGTTCATCTTCAAACTCTGGATTCATTGCGAGCTCGATCTTATCCCAGATTTTCTTTCCATACTTGTAAAGCATTACTTTGCCTTCGTTTTCTGGATGGGCAGGATCTTTCACAACATAGATGTTGGAGATGAAAGAGAGACGGCGCTTGTATTTACGAACTAATTCTTTGTTCGCTTCAATACCAGAGTTCCACAACTGAGAGTTGTATTCTGATACTGGGTCTTTCTGACCAAGTGTTGTGAGAGACTTCTCAATGTACCAGCCACCTGGGCCTTGGAATCCATGATCCCAAATACGTACATATGGTTTATCTTCACCATCAGGTGCAGGCAAGAAACGGATGATGGCATAACCATTACCGGCTTTATCTACTTCTGGTTTCCAGAGTCGATTGTCTTCTTGTGAACCTTGGGTGGGGGCGTTCAGTTTCTGAACTTCTGTAACGAGCTTGTCGAATTGAGACTTGCTGTTTTTCTTGAGTGAGGCAAATGATGAGCTCATGTATTTCTCCGTATAAACGTTGTATTAAAAATATTAAGTGTATAAATCGTTGTATCCACATTATGCATAATATAGAAGTATTTATCTTACTTTATTGTTGAGAATTTGTCAACAACTATTTGTTTTAGTTTATCCTTATCAAATTTAAGGAATGGTCTGTACTTCTTACACTTCTTGTACACCATCGGCCAGATAACATCTTCTTCGATCTTTCTGTTCCAATGTCTAAAGAACCCACAAAGGTCATTAAGGACAACTAGTGTCTCTAATGATACTTTTTTCTGTATCAATAACTTGAGCAGTAAAGGATGATTGGATCCCTCGACTATAAGGTTATCGTTGTAAACTAAGCTGAGACTATCAAGATCATTTGTAAACACGTAAGAGAGCGATTCCTGACGTTTTAACCATACCTTATAGTTATTCTCAGCTTGCTGTTCGTTAGCTAAGTCTCCTACCCACACATTAGGATTATCCTCAACAATATTAGCAAGGACAAACCTTTCGGTGTCTTTGTGCTTGGCTAACTTATTGAAGAAGTATTTGTCATGCCGCATTTCAAAAGACTTAACATTTGCTCTTGTCTTTCCCCCATAACGAAAGTAATCGTATGTGTCTGAGTTAAAATGATTCTTCAAAGCGACATACAATTTGTATGCCTCATAACCAGTCATATTATCTCTCTAAGTGTTGTTTAATAGATTCCGCTTGAAACACTCGTTGTCTCAAATCTGTTGTAGAGAACGAGTGAGTACGTTTATTATACACTATCTGAATATTATTGTCAATGCAATAATCTTTGGCTGTGAACTCTCGGTCTTTATAATCAGAACCAATCACCCGTACATCGATTGGTAAGGTCTTAAATAGATCCTCTAAGTCTTTCTCGGTATCATATATCACAACCTCGTCTACATGACGACATCCTTTAACTTGAACTTGTCTCTCAACAATACTTTGAACTGGTTTGTTCTTGGATGCTCTATCAATGGAAGGATCGGATTGTAATCCTACAATTAAATAATCACAGTGTTGCTTCGCTTCCTCCAACATCAGCACATGGCCAGCATGGAAGAGATCAAAAGCCCCACACGTAAACCCAACTATGGGCTTTGGTGTAAATGGTTTCATATAGGTAGTTTTGCAGTTTTAGGAAAATACCCAAGACTCTCAGCATCGAGACGTACACGCGCTTTCATCTTCGCATTACGTCTTATCAAGTCGGCTGCTGTTTCAATCTCAAGTCCAGTTTGACTACAGTAATATAATACTGCATCAAGATATTCCATTCTTTTCTCCTGTGCAATCTTTTCGATCGTAAGGAGAAAGTCTTGGACGTTTATAATTTCATTAATTTGATCTTCAATCATTTAAATACGACCAGTGCCAATAAAAAGGCTTGGACAAAGAATCCAAGACCTATTGTAATAATAAGAAGCATATCACGCTGTATCAATGATTTAATAAACATCAACAACAAGCCACTCCACAAAAACAAAACAACATCAAGAGATGGCAGCTTATCGGATAAGCCAATCATCAATGATAAGACAGAAGGAATTGTTGCACAGTGAATGAATACTATTGCTAGCCATCCTACTGCTTCTGCTGACAGGTGGGAGAACTTTTCTGCTACGAACTTCTTACATGCCATTAGAATCAAATTGAACTTTTCCATTTATCTATCCTTGTAAAAAATGTGCTGACCTATTTTAGTAACTTGCTCTTTGTTCCATTTTGGATTAACATAATCCGCATGGTAGTATAGAGCCTCTTTTAGTCCGTCAAGTCTAAAGCCCTCGAACAATACCTTCTTTGCTACAGCTTCACTTTCGTCCCACATTTTAGGATGTACAGGTCTCGTCTTGTATGTTGATTCACAAAACCACGAAAACTGACAAACGACTTTATTGTAGAATACATTCCGTTGTTGTACCACACCGCAAACAGTTTCTGGAAACTTACCACTATTCATTCTATTCATAGTAACTTGTGCTACAGCCACCTTGCCCTCGAAGGGCTCCGATGCTGCTTCCCAATAAATGTTCTGCGTCATGCATTGCATTTGTTGCTCTTTTTCCTTTACGGACATATGAGCGGGTAGACCTGTCAATTTAGTGAAGTTGTCCATTCTGACATTAACTGCTGTGTTTATTAACATAGCGACCACTAAAAGGCCTACAGTGAAGAAAAATCCTTTGAACATAAGTTCGAAGTTTTTAAGCATAGGTGTATAAGACATCCTATTCATATTACCTCCTTATTTAAATAGCTCGGATCATTGTACCATTAAACAGCACAAATGTCTACTGGCAAAAGTTCTGCCTAGTATGCGTACTTTGGATTTGGTTTAGTACGCTGGAGCTTTATGGGTTTGATTTGCTATAAGGCTGCCATGCAAAAAGGACCCGAAGGTCCTTCCGATTTAGCTCTTGTCAGCTTTATCTACAAAGTGTTTTAGCTTCTCAGCCTCCAACAACAATTGTTCAGTGCTTGGAAATTCAGGCACCTCGTTTAAAGGTGAGCTAGCAATCTGTGCGTTGTGTTTTGCCACTTCGAACTGATTGTAGTACCTTTGGTTAAGTTGGTCTTGAGCCATCTTAATTAAGTCGAGACGAATCTCGTATGGAGTTTTAGACATTGTGTGTCTCCTTTTGTGTGTGTTAATAAAATGTTGGTTTTATTGAGATCCAACAACTCCAATTCTATTTAGAACGAATACTTCAAGCCAGCGGTAACACTGCTACCGTTGAACTGATCTACTCGCTTTTGACCTATCTGATATTTATAGTCAGCAGTCAATGCTAATTGTTTATTTAGTGGGT